ATCCGTTGACGCGGTGACGGGCGAGCGCGGCGTGGGCGAGGTGTTTTGCCTGGTCCCGAAAAAAAACAGTAAAACGACAAACGCGGCCGGGCTTGGGATCGTCGCGTTGTTGATGAACACGACGCCGAATGTCGAAATGCTAATCATTGGCCCGACAAAGGATGTCGCGGCGACCTGTTTCGGGCAAGCGATCGGGATGATCGAGGCGGATCCGTCGGGCCATCTGGCGGATCGCTTTCACGTCGCCGAGCATTTGCAGAAAATTACGGATCGCCTGACAGGCGCGACGCTCGAGGTTAAGTCGTTCGATATGCGCGTTTTGACGGGCAAGATCCCGGCGCTTGTGATCATCGATGAAATACACGTTATGGGATCCTCGGCACATGCGGCGCGGATCCTGACACAGATCCGGGGCGGCATGATCACGCGCGCCGATAGTCTTTTGGTGATGATCACGACGCAATCGGATGAAGCGCCGGCGGGGGTGTTTAAGGCCGAATTACAATATGCGCGCCGGGTGCGCGACGGCGCGATCATCGACAGCAACCTGTTGCCGGTTCTCTATGAGTTCCCCGAGGACATCCAAACCGGCGAGGGCAAAGCCTGGCGCGATCCGCGCACCTGGCCGATGGTTTTGCCGAATTTGGGCAAGTCGATCACGATCGCGCGGCTGTTGTTGCTCTACCGCAAGGCGCTCGAAAAAGGGCCGGATGAAGAAATGCGATGGGCGTCGCAGCATTTAAATATTCAACTCGGCTTGGGCACGCATTCCGAGCGGTGGGTTGCGCTTGATTTTTGGCCCGGTGCGAAAGAGCCGGCGGATCTGGCGCGGATCATGGATCTATCGGATGTTGTGACGGCCGGCGTTGATGGCGGCGGCCTCGATGATTTGTTTGCGCTCGGGGTGATCGGGCGATGCAAGAAAACGCGGATCTGGCGCGGATGGGTCCGGGCTTGGGCGCAGCCCGAGGTTTTAGATCGGCGCAAGGATATCTCGCCGGCGCTTAGGGATTTCGCCGCGGATGGCGATCTGATTATTTGCGACGGCCCGATGGATGATTTTAACGGCGCCGGGGCGATCCTCGAGGGGATCCAGGCGAGCGGGTTGTTTCCCGAGCGTGACGGCATCGGCCTCGATCCATACGGGATCCAGGCGCTTGTGGATGAGTTGGCGACGCGCGGGCTAGAGGGCGATTTGCTTTCGGCGATCCGCCAGGGTTGGCAGTTGTCGCCGGCGATCCTCGGCCTCGAGCGCAAAGTGAAAGACAAGACATTTTTGCACGCCGGCCAGCCTTTGATGGATTGGGCGATGGGCAATGTGCGCATCGAAGTGCGCGGCAACGCGGTGTCGGTAACGAAAGCGACGGCGGGTCGCGCAAAGATCGATCCGGTGATCGGGATCCTAAACGCGGCGATGTTGATGCAGCGCAACCCGGATGCGGCGGCGGCGGTGGCGACGTCGCCTTGGGATGATCCCGATTATGTGATGCCGGCATTTTAAAAGGGGACGACATGGCATTTTTTGGAAAGCGGGGCCGCAAGGGCGGCCACGAAAGCGCGGCAATCGATGCCGGCCCGGCGGCGGGTGTGGACGCCGAGGCGCGATCGCAATCGGCGGAAGGGTTCACGCAATCGGATCCGCGCGTGGTCGAGATCTTTGGTCTGGGCAATAGCGGTGTTTCGGAAATTGTAACGCTGGATACCGCCTATTCGGTGCCGGCGATCTGGGCGGCGAATGTGTTTCTGGCCGATACGATGGCGAGTTTGCCGATGAAAGTTTACCAGAAAAACAAAGACGGAACGCGCGGCGTCGCGAGTGATCATCCGGTGTTGGATCTGTTGAACCATGCCGCCAATGATGAGACAGACGCATTCGAGCATCGGCGCGGGTTCTGGCTCGATTTTTTCGGCCCTGGTCGCGGCTTGTCTTTCATCGAGGGCGGCCGCGGTGCGCCGTCGAATTTGTGGCCGATCGAGCCGGCCCGGTGCCGGGTGACGCGCAACCTTGGCCGGCGTCGGTATCATTATGACGATTATGGCCGCGCGGTGATTTATGGCGCGCCCGATGTTATCGATCTTTCGTTTATGCCGACGGCCGATCGCCTCGGCTCGCGCAGTCCGATCTTTGCGCACGCGCCGACGATCGGCCTGGCGTTGGCGGTCAAAAAATACGGCGCAAAGTTTTTCGACAACGGCGGGGTGCCGCCGTTTGTGATCCAGGGGCCAATGACAACGCCGGGCGGCATTGCGCGATCATCCGAGCAGCTTTCGGCCGCGGTGGTAAAAGCCGCGCGCAATGGCGATCTCGGGATTTCCATGCCAGACGGTCACACGATAACGTCGATCGGGATCGATCCCGAAAAAATGCAAATGGTCGATGTGCAGCGGTTTTTGATCGAGGACATCGCGCGGATCTACGGCATTCCGCCGGTGTTTTTGCAAGATCTCACGCATGGCACATTCACAAACACCGAACAGCAAGATCTTTTTTTGGTGAAGCATTCGATCAGCCGGCATGCAAACGCGTTTGAAAAGCAAGCCAATTTGAAATTATTCGGCCGCGGCAATCGCGAGTTTTATGTTGAGCATGATTTGGATGGATTGATGCGCGGCGATCTTGTGTCGCGCGCCGAGGCATTCGCGAAAATGATCAACTCGTCGCAAATTACGCCAAACGAGACGCGCAGGATTAACAACCGGCCAGACCTTCCCGGTGGCGATCGTTTGCTGGCGCAAGGCGCAATGGTGCCGGCGGATGGCATGGCCGCCGCGGTCGCGCCTGGCGCGGACGGTGACACAGATAAAGGATCAGAAAATGACTAAAAGCAAAACCGCAAGCGCGGCGTTTGTAACGCGCGCCGGCGCTGGCGCCATCGAGTTGCGATCGGCGCAAGAGGGCGAAAACATTACCGTCGCAGGATATGCCGCGGTGTTTAACGCCGAGGCCGATATTGGCGGGTATTTCATCGAGAAAATCGCGCCAGGCGCGTTCGATGATGTGCTGGATGCCGACGTGCGGTTTTTGATCAACCATGCGGGCTTGCCGCTGGCGCGATCCTCGGCGGGTAATTTGCGCTTGTCTGTTGATCAGCGCGGTTTGTATTTCGAGGCCGATCTGGATCCGGCGGATCCTGACGTGGTGTCGCTTGTCGCAAAGATCCGGGCGGGCACGGTGCGCGAAATGTCGTTCGCGTTTCGCGCCGACAAAGAAACTTGGGATGAGACGGGCGAGATCCCGGTGCGCACGATCGATCACATCGCCGATTTGCGCGATGTCGCGGCCGTAACTTATCCCGCATATGCCGAGGCCGATATTGCATTGCGATGCCTCGAGGCCGCCGGCATCGATCGCCCTGGCGCCAATAATTCGCAAGCGCGCGCCGCCTCGGCGTTGCGGCGAAAATTCGCGCTCGCGCTTAGTTAAGCCGCGCGCGTTTGGGCCGATCTACCGGCCAAACCGTCGAAATTTTCCACAACCAAAAAGCAAGAGGATTGCAAATGTCTAAAACCATGAAAGAAATGATCGCGGCGCATGCCATTCTGATCACGCAAGCGCGTGCAGAAAATGACTTGATCACAGAAAAAACGTCGCCAGGCGATCAAGGCGAGATCGAAGCGCGGTTCGAGTTGATCATGGGCGAGGCCGCGACGCTTCAAACCCGGATCGATAACCGCTCGCGCCTGGAAGCGGCCGAGGCGAGCGTTTCGGCTGGCGATCCACGCCGCCCGAATGGCGCCACGGAAGCGCGCGGCGTCGAGGGTGAGGCCGAGGCGATCGATTATCGCGGGGCATTCCACGCAATGTTGCGCGCCGGTGGCGATGTGCATTCGATGGACGCCGAGGCGCGTTCTGTTTTGCAGCAGGGTGTATCAAGTTTTAGCGCCGAGCAGCGCGCGCAGGTTGTCGGCACGAATACGGCTGGCGGTTTCCTGGTGCCAGATGAGGCAATGCAGCAAATTGTAACCGCGATGGCCGCATTTGGCCCGATGTTTGCCGATGGTTTTGGCACGGTGATCCCGTCTGACAGCGGCGGATCCATGCCGATCCCTGGTGTTGACGATATCGAAAACGAGGCCGCCGCCGAGGCCGCCGAGGGTGGCGACAAGGGGACCGGCACGGCGATCGTGTTTACCCGCAAGACGCTCGAGGATCACTTGCGCACGACGGGATGGCTGGGTGTCTCTATCCAGTTGATGACCGGATCGATGGTCGGCGTCGAGCAATTGATTGGCGGCCTTTTGGGCGAGCGTATGGGCCGCAAGGTTAACCGCGAGTTGACCGTGGGCACTGGATCCGGCGAGCCGGTCGGCATTGTCACGGGCGCGAGTGCCGGTATCACGACGGCGGGCCTCGGGTTTACGGCCGATGAAGTGCTGAAATTCATCCATTCTGTTGATCCGGCTTATCGTCAATTGCCGAAATTTGGTTTGATGTTTAACGACGCGACGTCGCTGGCATTGTCGCTACTGAAAAACGGCGATGGCAATTATCTGTTGCAGCTTGCGCCGGATGGCACGCAGCGCCTTGTGATCGGCAACGTGGCGGCAAAGTTCACAATCAACCAGGCGATGCCGGATATTGGCGCAAACGCGCGCCCGATGATCGCGGGGGATATGTCAAAGTATTACGTGCGCAAAATCGGCGGCTTTGTTCTGGGCAGTGATCGCGGCAAGGAATTTTGGCCGGGCATGGGGATCGCGGGCTATCAGCGTTACGACGGTGTTGTGGCGGATCCGCGCGCAATCAAAGCGATGGTAATGCCGGCGTCCTAACGGGCGGTCGGCGATATCGGCTCGGGCCGCCTGATCGGCCCGAGCTAGATCCCGGCATTCCCGCCGGTGGATTTTGGAGTGGATAAGATGAATTTAAAAGCAGCGAAAAAAATGGTCGCAGATGCGGCAAAGGGCAAAGTGTCTGTTGTCCTGGCGGTGTCGCGTGCCGGCCCGAATGGCGGCGACAAGGGCGCGACGATCGAGGTGGGTTTTGCCGAGGCGGCGCGGATGAACAAATCTGGCCAATTGCAGATCCCGGCGGGCGAGGCTGGCGACAATCAGCGCGAGGCGTTTGCGGCTTGGAAAGAGGCCGGGGCGGTCATTGCCGCCGCCGATGATAAGGCCGGCGCCGAGGATGAGATTTCCGCCGAGGATAAGGCCGCCGCGGATGAGGCCGCGGCCGCCGCAAAGGGCGCCGCCTAAGATGTGGGGCGGCGTCAAGGTCACGACAGCGCCGACGGCGTTGCCCCTAACGGCCGAGCAGATCCGCGCGCGCCTGGTGTTGCCCCTTACCGGGGACGCAAACCAGGACGCCGCGGATCAAGTCTTGCTCGATGATTTTCAATGGCAAGCGGTCGCCATGATCGATGGCCCCGATGGGATCGGTGTCGCAATGTCGCGCCAAACCTGGACGCGGACGGCGGACGGGTTCGATGATTTTCGCGGCGCGTTCCTGTTGCCTGGCGCGCCTTTGGCCGATGTCGTTTCGGTTCACTATATGGGCGGCGACGGCATTTGGGTCGAAATGGCCGCGGCTGATTTTCGGGTTGTTGATGGCTTGGATCTGGCGCGGATCGTCGCGGTCAAAGAATGGCCGACGGTTGCCATCGGCACGGGCGTCGTGCGCGTTGTTTATACAATGGGCGCCGATGCCGGCGAAACGATCAATCCGGCCTGGATTGCGGCGCTTAGTCTGTTGACCGGGCACTACTGGGAAAACCGCGAGGCGGTTTTGGTCGGGATATCCTCGGCCGAGTTGCCCTTGGGGGTCGAGAGTATTTTGCGCCGCCATTCGCGCGTCGGTGCTGGATAATGGCGCGCGCCGGATCTTATCGCCATTTCGGCATTTTTGAGCGCGCCGCCGCCGAGGCGCCGAAAGATCGGTGGGGGCATCCGCTGGCGCAAGAATGGGCGCAGGTGCATCGCGCGCGCTTAAATTTGCGCGTGACGCCTGGCAAAGAGCGCATTGCGGCCGGCCAGCAAGAGGCGCCGGTGCTTGCCACGATCAGGATGCGAAATCACGGCGCCGCCGCGCAATTGACGGCGCGCGATCGGGTTTTGATCGGCGGCGCGATTTGGACCCTGTTATCGGATCCGACGGATCCGCAAGGACGCGGCCGCGAGGTCGAGGTTTTGGCGCAGCGTGGGGGCGGTAAAATATGAAAATCCAAGGCGACAAAGCCCTGATCCGCAAGCTGCGAGATCTGCCGCGGGCGCAGCGTGACAATATCCGCGCGGTGCAAGCGAAAAACGGCGCCGAGGGGGTGCGGGTGGCAAACACGCTGGTCGCAAAGGCTACGGGCGGCCAGGCCAGCACAATCAAGTTTGAATTGTCCGACGGCGGCATGGTGTGCGAGATCGTCGCCGGCGGCGATACAAAGCGCGGCCGGATCCAGGCAAACACGCTCGAGGGCGGCCGGGATCCAGACGCGCAAGGCGGCGCAATGGCGGCGCAACCTTTCATCGGCCCGACGCGATCCTACCTTGCGAAAAAATTCAAAGGCCGGATCCAGCGCGCGATCCGCGCGGCGATAAAAGAGGTGGGTGCGCGTGGGTGATGTCAAAGATTACGCCGGCGAGGCGATGGCCGCGGTGCGCGCCGCGTTGATGGCCGATCCCGCGTTTTGGTCGCGCTTCCCTGGCGGCGTTCACGATGATGCGCCGGTGGGTGTTGCATTTCCGCACATCACATTTGGGCGCCTCGAGGTTGTTTCAGACGACGCCGATCGCGCCCGCGGCGCGGTTGTTCAAATGGGTTTAGAGATCCACGCGCGGCCCGATCATCCGGCCGGCGGTCGCGTTGCGGTTTTGAGCCATTGCGCGTTTGTCGCGTCGGTTCTGCATTTGGATCCGGGCGCGCTCGCCCCGATCGGGGTCACGATCTGGGAAATCGAGGTTCAAACCTACGTCGCGAGCCGTTCCGCCGATGGCGCCAGCTATCAGGGCACGATCGCGTTGCAAGTTTCGATGGACGCTTAACACAAATGGCGCCCGTGGTGGGTGTCGCAAAAAACGAAAGGCTATCAAATGGCAAAAACAAAAGGTCGCGCGTTTGCGATCAAAATCAGTGACGGCGCCGCCGATTATCAGTTTTTTGGCGGTATGACCGGCAAGAGCGTCACAATTAACAACTCGATGATCGATGTCACGACGGGGGATGTGGCAAACCCGGATCTTATGGCCTGGCGCGAGCAATTGTCGGATCTGAAAACGATCGATATCAGCGGCGACTTGCGGGTGATCGGCGACGTGGCAGAAAAACGCCTGGTTGCCCTTTCGATGGCCGATGATCCGTCGGATATGTTCGAGGTGTTGCACCCCTCGCTTGGCACGTTTGTCGGAAAGTTCGTCCTGGCCGATCTCGTTTTGAGTGAGGATTCGGCCACAACGGCATCGCTATCGCTGCAAAGTGATGGCCCGATCACTTATACCGCGCCGGCATAATGACAATCGTGGCACAAGCGCCGCGCGGCGGCTTGCGGGAAGTTCTCGCAGGTCGCTCGCATCCAATGCTTTTAAGTGGCGCCGAGATTGAAAGATTTGAGGACGCGCATCGCGGTCTTTTTGATATTTTCGATGCGCATTACACAAAAGGCGCGCACGATTTGCGCCGCGTCACAGTTGGCGAGGCGCGCGATCTTGTGGCCCTGGGCCTGGTTGGCGCCGGGATGGCCGATGTCGAGGCGGATGCCTTTGTGGCGTCTTTGTCGGCGGGTGACAATTTGCGGGTGCGCTCGATCGCGCTCGCGCTGATTGGCGCCGCCTTTGCGCCCGATTGGATCGATGCGGATGATGGCGACGCGTCGGAGGATGGCGAAAAAAAAAACGACAGCCCGGCGGCGCCTGGGGCATCCGACGCATAATCAGATCGGCCGCGCCCTTGGGATTTCGGCCGGCTGAGATCCGCGCGATGATCCCGCGCGATTGGATTTTGATCAAACAAGGATACGACGCGCAAGCGCGGGCAAACGCACGCGGCGCGGGATCCAATGCGCCATCGGTGGATGATGTGCGCGAATTGGAAAGGATGTACGGTTGAGCGAATTCGAAAAGTTAAATATCATCCTGGCCGCGCGCGATCGAGAGTTTGCGCGTGCGATGCAAGCGAACACGCGCCGCGTCGAGCGGTTTACCCGGCAATCAAACAAAGGTTTGTCGAGTACGTCGCGCAAATTTGATGCGCTCGGGTTTGCGGCCAAGCGGGCCGGGCCGTTGCTCGCCGCCCTGGGCGCCGGCGCCCTTGTGGCAAAATTGCGCAGCACGGTCGCCGCGCTCGATGATATTGGCAAGACGGCCGATCGCATCGGTTTAACAACGGACGCTTTGCAGCTTTTGCGGACAGTGGCCGAAAGTGCTGGCGTCGAGCAAACGGCGCTAGATACGGCGATGGAGAAATTTAGCAAAGGACTAGGCGAGGCGACGATGGGGATCGGCCAGGCGCGCATCGCGCTCGCCGCTTTGAATTTGGACGCCGGCGAGTTGGCAGATATGCCGCTGGATGTGGCGTTGGGAAGCGTCGCGGATGCGATGAACGGCGTCGAGGATACCACAGAAAAAACCGCGCTCGCTATGCAGCTATTCGGCCGCGGTGGGTCCGGGATGTTGAACCTATTGCGCGAGGGCGCCGAGGGCATGGCGACGATGCAAGATGAGGCGCGCGCGCTTGGTATTGTTATCGATGAGGATTTAATTCGCAGCGCCGAGGACGCGCAGACGCAGCTTGATTTGATGTCGCGGGTGATCAATGCGAACCTTAGCAGCGCCTTAATTGAGCTGGCGCCGTTGTTGGTGTCTACGGCGACAAATATCGCGGCGGTATCAAGAGCGGTTGCGGGTTTTTTTGCCAGCCAAGGATCCTTTCTGCAACCTCTACTCGATGCGGATGGGTTGCGCGATCTGGCGAGCGAATACGCCGGGCTTGAGGATGAGTTGACAGACGCGACACAGGCGCAGGCAAACTACAACGCCAACGTCGAGCAATTCGGGGTGGATTCAGATCAGGCGGCGGCGTGGTCTATCCGCCGGGCAAACGCCGAAAATGTATTGCGTGAAGCAATCGAGCAGCGCAACGCGGAGGAAAACGCGACGAACCGTGCCGTTGACGGTATCGAGGGCCTAAGTGCGCAGACGGAAGAATTGCGCGAACAAGCGCGGTTGCGATCACTTTCGGCGGAGGATGTCGAGCGCGCCAGGATAACCGACGAAATGGTGGCGCGCGAAGCGCAGATATTTAATGACATTCTAGCAAGTGGTCGGGAAATAACCGCCGAAACGCGCGCAGAAGTTTACGGGATGGGCGAAGCATTCGAGGCCGCGGCGATCGCGGCGAGTAAGATTTTGACGCCGGATGCGCCGACAACGCCATCGGGCGGATCCTCGGCGGGCTTGCCCGATGTGAAATCGATCGAGGATTTCGACGCGGCCATTGCGCAAGCGCAAGAAATGATGGCATCGGGGCGCCTCGAGGCGTTTGGGCTTTCGGAAGCGGTCGCGGTTCTGAATGCCAGTTTTGCGGCCGGCGAGATCTCGGGCGAGGCATACGAGACGCAATTGGACAAGATTTCCGACGCGTTCGCCGAAATAGAATCGGCGGCCGATCGCATGGAAAGCGGCGCCGTTGACGCGCTCACGGCGATTTTCACAGGCTCGAAATCCGCAAAAGATGCCGTCGGCGAGTTGCTGGCCGAGTGGGGCAAGATGGCCTTGCAAGCCGCCTTTAAGCCGGTGTTTAGCGGCGTTTTTGACGGATTGGCCGGGGCGATTTTTGGCGGCGCCAGTTTTGACGGCGGCGGCAATACCGGCAACGGCGCGCGGTCTGGCGGGCTGGATGGCAAGGGCGGCTTTATGGCAATGTTGCACCCGAAAGAAACGGTTATTGACCACACGCGCCAGGGCGCCGGATCCGGTGGTGGTGGCACGTCGCGCGCCGGGGCGATGTCGATCACGATCAGCCTGGACGGCGCGCGGGGCAACGCCGAGATCGCCGAGATCGCCGAGACGGCAACGCGGCGCGGCCTGGCATATTTCGAGCGCAGCGTTTTGCCCCTTAGCATTCGCAATCAACAAAGAGATCCCCGGAGGATTGGTTAATGGCTTTGGCTTTCCCTTTATCGCTGGCGGATTTCCTCGATCGGTTCCCGGTCGCCGAGATTACGTTGGATTGCCCGGTGCGCACATCCGGGCGAAACCAGGCATCCGGCGCGAATTATACGTTTGAAGAAGCCGAGCCTATTTGGATTGGCACGGTGCAGTTTGCGACAATGCCGGCCTCGCAAGCGGCCTCGCTCGAGGTTTTATTGCGCGCGCTCGAGGTTCCGGGGCGTTCGTTTATCGCCACGCATCCGCGCCAGCGCGGCCCGGTCAATGATCGCGGCGGCGCAAGCCTGGCGGCTTATGGCGGGGTTACGTTGCAAAATTTATCATTTGAATTGCATGTGGTTGTTGTCGCCGGTTTGCCGGCGTTGTTTGAATTGGTCGCGGGCGATCGGTTTTCGGTCGTGCTGGCGGGCGGGCGGCGCGCGATGCATGAAGTGCAAGAGGGCGTAGTAGCGGACGCTACAGGGCAGGCCGGTGTTTCGGTGTGGCCGTATTTGCGCCCCGGTTTGGGGGCGTCGGATGTTGTCGATTTTATCCGGCCAGCGTTCAAAGCGACGATCGTGCCCGGATCCAGGTCGCGCGGATCGGATGCGCGCGGCAAGGTGTCGGGCGTCGGCTTTAGTTTTATGCAAAATATAAGGTGATCTATGCGAGATTTTGACGCGGCGACATTGGCCTATTTGGACAGCCCGGCGGGGTGCGTTGTGCGCCAAATGGTCTATATCCGCGCGCGCAATGTATCGACGGGGTTGATCGAGGCGCTTGGGCTTTGGTCCGGTCTGGACGATCTCGCGCTAACGATAGACGGCGAGGCGCGCACCTATAGCGGCGCCGGGTCTTTGTTGCGCCCGGATCCGGTGGTGCTATCGCCGGGCCTGGACGTGCGGATCCATCGCGTGACGCTCGATGCGGTGTCGCCCGAGGTCGAGGATCTTGTGAAGGGCTACGTGACGCGGTTTGCGCCGATCGAGATCCATCGCGCGCTTATTGATCCAGAGACGCGCGTGATCGTCGCGCCGCCGGTGCGCCTTGTGCGCGGCTGGATCGATAGCATCGTATTTCCCGAGGGCGCGATTGATGGCAACCCGGCGTGCGAGATCGATATTGCGCGCGCGACGCGCGCCCTGACGCGGCCCTTGTCGGCGGTGAAATCAAACGCGGCACAATCGCGGCGCGGTGGCGATCCGTTCCGAAAATATGGCGACATTTCTGGCGCGGTTCCGGTCTATTGGGGCGAGAAATATCACGACGGCCCCGGCGGTGTTTCGGGCGGCTCGGATCGGGTGAGTTGAGCGTGCAGGGGTTTAGCGCCGCGCGCCGCGCAGATTGGGCGCCGCGCTTGTCGGAGTATCTTGTCGGCATCGCGGGGCGCAAATTCCGGCCCGGCGTTCTGGATTGCGCTTTATTTGCGGCCGGCGCGGTTGAGGCCATGACGGGCAAGGATCCGGCGGCGGATTATCGCGGCAAGTACCGCGAGATCGAGGCCGGCCGCGCGATGTTGCGGGCGGCGGGGTTTGTTGATCACGTCGCATTTGCGTCGATTATGTTTCGCGAGATCGCGCCGGCGTTTGCGGTTCCTGGCGATATTGTTGCGGCGCTCGGCGACGGCGACGGCGATGGCGCGGCGCTCGGGATATTGCAGGGTCCAAACGCGTTTTTCTTGCGCCCGGCCGGATTGGTTACGGTGTCGCGATTGTCGATCGAAAAGGCGTTTAGAGTATGAAAAAAATAATCCAGGCTTTTGTGGTCGCGCTGGCGTTTGTCGCCGCACCGATGCGCGCCGCGGCGGATCCGGTGACGGCGGTGCTCACGGCGATCCAGGCATTTGCCGCGACATCGGCGATAAATGCTTTCATCGTCCGGTTTGTGTCGGGTATCCTTTTGAGCGCGCTTGGCGCGGCTTTGTCGAAAAAATCAGCCTCTCGCGCCGCATCGCCGGGCATCACGACGGAAGCCACGACGGCCGGCGCGACGAATGCGCAGACATTTATTCTCGGGAATTATGCAACGGGCGGCAACATGGTCGTGCCGCCATATTCACATCCTAATTCTGGCAGTACGCCAAACAAATTTTTAACCTATGTGGCGGATCTTTCCGATTTGCCGATCGATGGCGTGCGGCGGGTTATCGTTAACGGCGAGTATCTTGGCGACATTGTGGCCGGTGACGGCGAGTTTGATTTTGATGCCAAGTTTATCGATGACGTTGCGCATATGTCTTTTAACATTCACGACGGCCGCCAGGTCGCGCCGGATCCCTATCTGGTAAGTAATTACGGCGCGCACCCTGATCGCCCTTGGGGCTCGGATATGATCGGCACGGGTGTCGCGTATTTGGTGGCGCGGTTCACCTATAATCGCAAAGTTTTTTCATCGATGCCGACGGTGCGTTTCGAGGTCGGCGGGCTGGCGCTTTACGATCCGCGCTTTGATGGATCCGTTGGCGGATCCGGTGCGCAGCGTTGGGCGGATCCTACCACCTGGGCCTTTAGTGAAAACCCGATCGCGATGATCTATAACATTTTGCGCGGCATCACGTTCCCGGATGGCGCGGTCTGGGGTGGCGGCGCGGCAGCCGCGGATCTGCCCTTGGCGAATTGGTTTGCGGCTTTGAACGCGTGCGATCAAGATATTGCCCTGGTGGGGGGTGGTGTCGAGCCGCAATTTCGCGCCGGCCTCGAGGTGACGGTGGATCAAGAGCCGGCCGAGGTGATCGAGATCCTGTTGAAATCTTGCTCGGCCGAGATTGTCGAAATCGGCGGCGCCTATAAAGTGCGCGTCGGGCCGATATCCGTGCCGGGTTACATTTTTACAGATGCCGACATTGTGGTGGATGGGCCGCGCCAATTGACGCCGCACCCTGGCCTCGATGGGATCTTTAACGGCATAGAGGCGCGGTTTCCCTCGCCCGAGGCGCTATGGGAAACAGACGACGCGCCGGCGCGCTATAATGCCGCCTGGGAAGCCGAGGACGGCGATCGCCGGTTGGTGGCGTCGGTTGATTTGCCGGCGGTGCCGTTCCCGGTCCAGGTGCAAAGGCTCATGGCCGCCTGGATCAAGGACGCGCGCCGGTTTCGCCGTCATTCGATCGCCTTACCGCCCTCGGCGGCGGTTCTCGAGCCGTTGGACGCGGTGGCCTGGTCGAGCGTGCGGCATGGATACACGGGCAAGACGTTCGAGATCGGCGAAATGTCGGATGATTTTTTAAGCCTGGCGCAAGCGATCACGATGCGCGAGCGCGAGGCCGGCGATTTTGTTTGGACGCCTGGCGCGGATCAGATCGCGGTGAATGCGCCCGGCGTCGGTATCACGGCGCCGGCGTCGATCACGCTCGAAAATTACGGCGTGGCCGCGGTGTCGATCAACGATGCCTCGGGTGTGCCCCGGCGCGCAGCGATCAAAGTTTATTGGACGGCGGCGGATCTTGAATTTTTATCTTGGGCGATTTTTCGCGCAACGGACAGCGCCGGGAATGTGGTGGCGAGTGTGTTGGTTTCTGATTTCACGGGCGGCGCCGTGTTTATTTCCGAGGGGATCATTGGCGGCGAGATCTACACGATCACAGTCGCGCTTGATGGGTTCGCGCCGGTGGTCAACCCGCCGGCGCTTGTCGTGACGGCGCCGGCGGTTTTGCTCTCGCCGGCTGATTTTGATCCATCTGTTGCGGATTATATCGAGGGAATATCGAGCCGGTCGTTAACGGTGTTGGAGTTGGAAAATATCAACATTATCGAGCAGGACAATCAAAACCCGGCTTGGCTGGGCAACATTGCCAGCGACGCCGCTGTGACAAGCGCGATCGAGGCGGGGCATCTTTACATCACGCCATCGATCGCGGGCCAAGTGGTGATCTATTCGGATCCGACGCCGTTTGATTTGGGCGAGGCGTATCCGGTGCGGATCGGTGCCGGGGTTGGCGCCGAGTTTTGGAATTCGGCCTATACGTGGGACAGTTGGGGCGCCTGGTCCAATGTGGCGCGATGGGCTGGCAATGTGGCGGGATGTAGCGCGCAAGCGCAGATCCGCACCACCTTGGACGATCCCGCCGACGGCGCGGCGGTCTGGTCGGATTGGGCGGCGCCGATCAGCCTTTTGGTCGAGGCGCGCGGCGTGCAAACGCGCTACGTTCTCACGTTTGGCGCGCTCGATCATCGGGTGCGGCTGACCTATGGCGCCACGATCATCGATGTACCGGATCGCATGGAATCAAAACGCGGCGTCGCGGTGCCGGATACGGGGTTGGATTATGTTTTTGCGCCGGCGTTTGTCGATATCCCGGTGGTGGTCGCCTCGCTTGTGGATCCGGCCGATGGTGATCGGTTGAAAATTTCGGCCGAGGCGCCCGGCGGCATTCGCATCGATATTTTAAACGCGGCCGGCGCCGGCGTTGCTGGCACAATCAACATTCACGCAAAAGGTTACGGCCGAAAGGGGTCTATTTAATGAGCCAGCATGGTTTTGGAAGTTTTGCCCCAGTCGATCGATCTGGCGGCGATTTGTCGTCGATCCTCGAGGCGTTGCAGTCGGGGCATATTGGCACGGCGCGGCCGTCCTATGTCGAGGATGGGATGGTGTGGCATAAGCATCGCCCTTTAGAGGGTGCGGCCGGCATAATTGAAAAGTATTTCACGTTTGGCGGGGTGAATATTCTCGAGGGGGCGTTTGATTTATCTACGGGTAATTTT